GGCCCCAGAGATTAGCTGGCGGGCTTTCTTTTCAGTCTCTTCGCATATCCAGGGAATGACTGTGATACCATCCACGATGGATGGCTCTGTATGGACTGAGAACGGATAGCCACTCAGCAGCTCATCCAGGGCATTGGGGCCAACCCTGTTCTTGTAATACATGTCATGATTGCCCAGGATAAAGCTTGTATGATATACATCCGCATCCAGTGCCAGTGGGTCCAAGAACACACGCTTCATGGTCGCCAGGGTGTGAAAGGATATCCCCTTGCGTTTATCGACTAAATCTCCCAGATGCCACACTTCCGCTACATTTTTCTCCTTTAGCGTGGGGAAGAAGACCTGATCATAAAATACTTCCATATGATCCAGAAGCGCCTGCTTATCGCCCCTGGCTCCAAAATGTGTATCGGCAATGATGGCAATCTTAGTCATTTACTAGCTCTATATTGATCCAGGGCCTTGCCGATCATTCGGTGGCAGTACTCCAGCATCATATACCTATTTTGTCGCGTATTCTTGTTCTGCTTGGTATCGAGCATATCCTCCATCCAACTACGAACCATAGCTGGCAGAACAGGATTCTTAACTTCGTTCATGTCTTCCCCTTAATGAATTTGTCTATACCCTGACGCTCTTTCTCGCGCTTGGATTCCTTTTTCTTCCGTATAGACTCTTCATAACTTCTTATGACTTCATCCATCACATCATCCGTGGGAGAACCTGGGTAGTAATTAATGTTTTTGCTCATATTGAGCAGTTCTTCCTCAGCCATGTGCTTGCGATAGTTCTTATACTTCAGATAATTTTGTCTCTTCTCCCGGTCTATCCTTCTGATGAATGCATACCATGCAATGCGACTGAAATACCCACAGGGGTTGTTGAATTTTGATGGGTCGTAATTGTCTACAGCGGCCAGACAGTTTTCTATCCCATCACTGACCATCTCGTCCTTATAGCTGTAGTTGTTGAAATTCCCTCGTGATGCAAGCTTTTGTGTTATCAGGAGAATACACTCTCCTATGTACTCCGGTACGCGAAGATCGTCAACTTGCTGCTTGGCTTTCTTATACTCTACAAGGGCCTCGTAGAGTTGCTTGTTGTTGACGTAATGTTGGGTCATGTCTCATTTCTCACTCCGTTGGTTTTGTTACTATTCTGTAACTTGACAGGCTGAAATTCATCTGTATAATCGGAATGTCCGATAAATGATGTATATAGATACTTAATTAGTTATAGATACATTATATAGTATCTTTAATGGATAGTTGCGTCTGTAGTGTAAAGAATTGGATATACAGTGAGGTATCGAAGATACCGAACTTATCCCGAAGGGATACCAGATACTGCTAGTGGATAGTTGTGTTTGCTGATGTAATTGATTCATAGGTCTCTTCATCCAAATCCTCTTCTGAGACTTCATCAAACAGATCGCTAAACGGATCATCAGAAGAATCTATCTTACCTTCTATCTGTTGTTTAATATACAGTTTAAGATATTCAGTTGCTGCCTTGACCTTATCATCTGTATCCTGGATACCGAACAATACAGAATACTCCAGAGAAGCTTTGTAGTAGTTAACCATCTCACCCTCCACGCGAGAGATAGCTATCACCTGATTCTTAGACAGTTCGATTGTAGTTTTATTGGATGCGAATGGAGCATAGGAATGTAGAACGCAGCTCGTTTTTCCGCTTGTCGGGTCTACCACATTATTCATCTCAAGTGGATTTAACAGGAAATATTTTTCTGGGTCGGTGGCGGCCTGCGTTTGGGAGATAATCTCATCTCCATTGACTAGTTTGATGTGGTATAGGTTCATAGCTTTACCTTATACAACTTGTAGTTAAACTTTTGTTGGCTATAAATCTCCACTCGTTTCATAAAATGTTTCATGGTGTGATTGACCTTGGACTTCCACTGTAGGTTGTCCGAGACATCGAAGAAGTTACAGACCTCTTTTCTATCTGTTTTCCTTAGACCCCGCCCGATGGACTGCAAGAGGAGTATCTGAGATTTCGTCGGCGCGGCGGTGATGATGTTATCAATGTTGGGAATATTGGTTCCAGTAGAGAATACCCCTGTGGAAGCCACTATTATCGAATTCTCATGATCATTCGCCAACTTCCTGATATATTCCCTCTCCGAACCTTTGATCTTACCCGATACATAGTAGACTGGTACTGAAGCCTTTGATTTAATTGTATTATACAGGATATCCCCATGAGTTTCAATACGTCTAAAAAGTAATAAGGTGTTGCCTTCAAGAGACATGGCGAGCTTACACAAGAAATTGTTGCGTCTTTTATTTGCAAATAGGAACTCTAGCTCGTCATTATATCTGGCTTTACAGTATTCCTTCTTCTCCTCCTTGGTGTAATCTAGTGTAATGCATTTTATATTTAGCTGCGCCAGGGTTCCTTGCTCCTGCAGCTGTTTGGTGGTAACAATCTGCCGGTAGGGGCCGAAAAGGCCCTGCAGGACTAGCTTGTTAGTATGTGTACCATCCAAACTACCAGTAAAACCAAACCGTAGCTGACAATCAGTAAGACTCTCCATGATTTTAGCCAGCTCTTTCGCCTTGAACTTATGAGCTTCATCGCCGATCACCAGTTGGAATTGTTCGAACCATTTTTTGTCTTGACGCGCAGCGGACTGCCATGTACAGACCGAGATGGGCTTGTCAGTCCACTTATCCTTACCAGCAGAAATGGTGTGTACATGACTATCGGAATCGAATCCATAATCGGCAAAGTCCGAGAACATCTGCAAAAGAAGATTGAGAGAATCAACGATTATGAGAGTCTTACAGCTGTAGTATCTCAACAGCATGTAGATCATCAAAGACTTGCCGCTGCCTGTAGGCGAAACGAACAAGGCGCGCCTGTTCCGAACACAGTGCGCGAACGACTCTATCTGGAAATCACGCTCTTCAAATTGCTCTGGAAGATTTAGAGAATCGTAAAACTCGCGGGCTTCTTGTAGGGAGAATGGCTCAGATTTACCAAGGTCGCCTTCATATGTGACCTGATATCCCCGGTCGATGGCGAACTTCTCTATTTCCTTGGTCAAGCCTTTGTAGATCGTGCTGTTCCTGGAGTTGAACAGTCGAATTTTGCCATCCCACATCTTGTTCTTGTAAGATGGTATGTACTGATACCCAGGTACGAGAAAAGTAAAGTGCTCGCGCAGCTCCTGGCGAATATGCTCTGGACAATCAATGCGGATATAGACCTCATTGACTGCCCGGAGACTTACAATATCACTCGTTTGCTCCAAGATTTCCCCATTGGAATGTCTTAGCCTGCCGCCGATCAGGGTTTTTTTCACAGATGAAATAGAGCTTGCGGTCTTCTAGGATCACCATATCCTTCAGCTGGCGCTCCCACTCGGTATCATCCAGTTCATCTAACCATGCCGCTTCGGTATACTCCCTGAACCTCGGGTTTAACCAATTATCGGCAATCTCAGATTCAGAATGATCATGCTTATCCCATATTGGGCTGGGATTTTTGATGAAATACTTTCTGACATCATAAACATCCATACCATTTTCTAGGAAGAACTTGTTTAGCTCGCGCTGCCCGCGCCTGCCATCACCATCAAAGTAAACCATACCCTTGAAGATACCGGCCACTTTTGTCATGTCCCAGATTTTATTGAGGACAGTCGGGACATCTTCGCAGTGATGAACAACACCTGTTGCAACCACTAGATCAAAGAAGTCCTTGTAATCCAAATCCTCGATGGACGTTAGCTCATAGGTCACATTCTGGACAGAATATTGATCGATCAGAGATTTGGTATAGGCCATACTGGACTCTGATACATCACACAGTACGAAACGGTTCTGGGGGTTGTGATAGGCCGCCAGGAAGCCCTGGATGGTCCCGCACCCGGCAATCAGAATATCCATATCACTGAAGCTTGGATCGGGTGGAACCATCTTATCAAACTTGTTGACAATATCAGGCCCTTGTGCATTCCATCGGGTTACATCTGGGTAGGGATAGCGGTCATAGTGTTTGGCAATAGGATCAGATTTGTTCATGGTGAGAAATCTCCAAAATATTTTAACTCAGCTCTCAATTTAGATTGTGTAATCATATTTCACCATTAGTCCAACGAAGGAAATCGATTGCATTCTTAATCTGAAACCCTCTGTTGTTCAGGTTTCGTATGATATTCTCTAGCGCCGAGATGCGCTCTTCTAGGTATCCGACCTGCAGGTTCATATCGATAATGTCTGTATCGGCATCCATATACAACCCAATATCACTCTTGAGAATTTTACCCTTGGGGTAACGCCAGCCTTTGGCGCGGGTCTCTTCACTTGGTCCTTGTATGTAGAATTCATACTTGGCGAGTTTTAGCTTCGATAGATCGGCGCGCAGAATCTTGAGTTTGTTGCGCTCGGAATGATACATCCGCATATATTTAGCGTGTATCCTGGGGGTTGCCAGCGATTCTACATCAAGTTGAGTCCGATCTATTCTGCAGTCCTTCTCCCATTCATCAAAGATGTCATCATTCATTTAATACCTCTACATCAAAATATCCGTATCTGAAACTTACTTCAGCTGTGGCATACATAACATCTTCTATAGTATTTGTCATCTCCCAGCCGGATATTGATGTGGGCCATGCATCTCTGAAATTAAACTGAATGTTGGGGTTTTTCAAGGAGGTAAGTAGTGTCAGACTCATATCAGAGAATACGCCCTCGCGCCGGTAGACATCTCTGTCAGCATCCGTCAATTCCTTATACTGAGAGAAGTCCTTGGGAAAGGCCAGTCCTGTGAGCCAATTGTGTAACTCCTGGTACCCATTCAGGTTTTCATCCATAATGATCGTCATATCCAGGGACGCATAGGTCATGTGATCGCCCGCGAATGGTAGTGTCACAAACTGGTTCCCGACATCAACCGCTGGCAGATCGAGACCGGGGATATTGGCTTCCTGGATGAACCACTCAACATTGGGTGCCCGATGTAGGATCAGGTGGAAGCCAATGACCGAGAGATAATTGAGGTTCTGTGGATTTCTATCTAATGCTACCATTAGTGCCGTGCCTGTTTGTTATTAGGTAATGAGAATCATACTGAAACTCTTTGGGCTCTCTGACCTTACTATCGAAAATTCTGTACTTGTGATATTTGAATAACTGGAATAATCGGGGGTAGTTAACCTGTTTGTGTACTTCCAGAACAATATCTAACTGGAAGTTATTCAGTGTATTAACTGCTCCTTTCCAGGCAAAGTCTTCTGCTCCCTCAATATCCATCTTAATAAATCGCAACTTCTTGATCTTCTTTTCCTTGATGAAGGAATCCAGGGTAAGACCATGTACGCCCACGAAATTATCGATGTCATGTCCCCACTGTTTGGTCCTGGCAACATGGAATGCCAGTGTGTTGCCTCCTGCACATGCCCCGTCCTTACCCACGGTATAGAGCTTTACATCCTGATCTACATCGCAAATTGCGCAGTTCACCACCTCCACATTCTTGATATCCGCGCCCTTGATATTTTCCTTGAGGCTCTCACAGGTATATGGGTTGGCCTCGATGGCATAGACCTTCTTGAATTTCTTGGACAATGGTACAGTATACTTACCAACATTCGCACCAATATCGAGCGCCACCATATCATCCTTCTTGGGGTAGTTATCTATTATGTGTTGTACAAACCCTTCATCAAATGCCATTGTTATCAAAATCCTCTGGTGATGCTTTTCCGTAGGGCAGGCGCGTCCTCTCTACTTTAGCAAAGTTGCGAACCTCACAATCATATTTAGCGGCTATTCGACGAAAGCGCATATAGAGATTGTTTAAGAAATTGGGGTCTTTTTTGATGTTGTGCTCGCGCACCATCTTATCTGGATCGGGTTCGCCCAATTCAACATCTCGACCTATACCATAGAAATGGGTATGGCCATTGGCATCCGGGGTATAGTCCATATCTGCACCCAGATAACCTATGATCTTCGGTTTGAGGGCTATGAGCGACCAGTATGAGGTCACCATAGTCATCGAGAATCCAACCGCCATATGCCCGCCGAAATAGCTAATGATTGTCCTGCTATCCAGGATGACCTTCTGACCGCGCCCTGCTGTCGGTTGGTCCTTCACCATCTCATCCGCGATGGCATACTTCCAGAATGGGGTAGCTTTCCATGCATTGTTGACTGTTACAATACACCAACCTTTTTTCTGATAAGGATAATCCTCGATCTGTTTTGCCGACATCCCACTGGCAACTACCAGAACCTTCTTCTCTTTCTCATAAGGCGACTTATAGCGTTCAGGCATAATGTTCAAACTCCCTATAAAATTTCTCTTTGATTAGTGTTTTATCGTCATCAGAAAATGCCCAGCGCCTGCCGCCACTAGAATTCAGATGTTTGGGTACACATTCAAAGGTATTTAACAGAATGGTATTTAAGTCTTCGGTGCGATAGATGGTATCGATCAATAGACTACCATCTATATCAGTAAACCAGTGGTATGGGGTGATCTTTAGATTTCGGATGAATGTGTGGATAGGGACAGAATTATCTTCGCCAATGGAATTTTTGAGGCCCCCTTTGTTGTACAGACAGTTGATCCAGTCATAGGGGTGACGCACAAAGGCAATCTTCTTATAATGATTCCAGTGAGGGGGCTCGATCATTATTCTGGCTTGACGTGATGTGAAGTGGGCAGGGTTGGATATTTGCATATCCATACCCCAGGCTGGATGGCTTAGGGCGACCCGCACCCGCTCCCAGTTCTTGTATCGCACCTTGAGCGATTCATGAAACGAATTTGAGCCTGTGCCAGGAACAATGATGTAGATGAGCTTCAGATCATGAAACAGGTACATAGTGTTCAAATTCCCTCCAGAACCGTTCTTGCATGATCTTTTTCAGTTCAGGCGTATACACCTGCGGTTCTTTACCATGTGAAGTCTGATTGTTGTGTATGGGCGGCTGGCCAAACCGGGGGAAGAATACCGTATCCAATTCCTCTGTCTTATATAGGGTATCTATTAGCATGGTGTCATTCCAATCCAGATACCAATAGTATGGTGTCTTCTTATTGAAGACCACGAAGTTATTGAAAGTCACCTCAACTAATTCTTCCTTGATCATTCCAACATTCTTTAGCTGGAAGTGATTCCACATACTGTTCATCCATGTATAGGGGTTGCGTATGAATGCAATCTTCTCATAACTGTCCCAGCAGTTTTTTTCAATATAGGATTTTGTTACCCGCGCCGGGTAATGCAAAGGCATAGTAATATCGGTTTTTCTGCTTTTGTCCACCTTCAGGTGTTCAAAGTGGTGGTGGCTTATTGCAATTCGCTCGAATGATCTAGTTCCAGTTCCTGGTACACATACCCAGATGATTTTATGTTTATGCGATATCAGCAATTAATGACCATACCTTTTGTGGCGGCCCCATGAACGATCACGAGGGATACAATGAGAATGGCCATGATTACCATGCCAGTGTCTCTTGCATTTTAGGCGAGGGCGGTAATACTTGTTAGAGCCCTTCTTTTTCCAAAATTGGAAATATCCACTTTCATCTCCAAAACCAAATCCGAAGTCGATGGCAGCCGCAGGCGTAACCAAAAATCCAGTTAAAACAAGGGCTAAGAGTAGTTTCTTCATCGTTGTCTCCAAAAAAAAGAGGTAGGGATTTTACTCCTACCTCTATTTAGTTTATGGCTTTTTATTAAGTATTACATTAGGTTCTTAACTAGGACACGACGATAGTAGACGTTCGAGTCTTTGGTAAGAGCGCCAGAACCCGCCGTAAGCCCTTCGGCAAATGGGTTGGCAATCATTCCATATCGGGTCTTAAAGCCGATTTTTGGCTGGAATGAATCATGATCCACTGCACGGACCATCTGTAGGGGAACGTAAGGACAGTAGAATAAACCGGCGTCCATTGAACTTGAACCCTTGTAACCGACAGTCATGTAATTCAGGCCATTAAAGCCATCAAGAATAGCATCGGCATAGGGGTCGATATAAACGCGCAGACGACCATTGAGAACACCAGCAAATGTATTGCCTGTGTCATCAACTTGGAGGTTATTGCTGTTAAGTGCCGGAGCGTAATCTAGAACACCAGCCATTTGCAATGCGGATGCTACATCCGAAGAACAAATAACGATGTTGCCTTTACCCCGACGAGTCTCTTTGGCAATTCGGTTACATTCACGCTCCAGGTGGAACATCATGCCCTTGAATTTTTCAACTGCCCAACGACCGTTGGAGTCAGTATCTAGATCAAAGAAGCCTGCTGTCGTAGTATTTTCCTGTGCGCCTTGCTTGGCCGTGAGGTTAATCGTGCGAACAACTTCGCGGTTAATTTCAGCAAGAATTTCTGAGCTAAGGATATTAGAAAGCTCGGTCTCAGCATCCAGACCATGAACCGCCTTCAAATCCTGAGCAAGTTCCATCGAGTATTCAGCTTTGAGAGCGCGTGACTTAGCAGTAACGGCTAGTTTCTCGATGCTGAATGCCATTTCTGGCCATGCGACGTTACCTGATGCACCCAAGGCTTCGGCTTGACCCGTTGCCATTGCGTCACCATAGTTATAAATGCCGCTCTCTGCGAGGTTAGCACCAACGGTGTTGTTACCAGGAAGATGACCAACGTGCTTGTCACCAAGTGTATTAGCGCCGCCTGTGACAGAACTAAACTCGGTGTTGACTTCGTTGTAGAAGGTCTCATCACCAGCTTGGTTGCTATAGCGCGCACGCATAGCGAAAATCAGGCCCGTAGGACCAGACATTGGCTGAACGCCGCAGATATCATATGCAAGCAGATTTGGCATTGCACGACGAACCAGCGAGATTAGCACTGGGTCAAAGATATCGACAGAACCGTCACCGGCTGTTGAAGAAGAAGCGCCCATTTGGTTTGTTGGACCGTCTTCTGCGAGTAGGGTGGAACCCATTCCCATTTGACGAGATTGTTCTTGCAGAGAATGTGCGGTATTCTCAAGGATCATTGCCGTAACATTCCTACGATGGGGGTCTTTAATAGCGCCCAAATCCTCGTGTTCCAGAATAGGTGCCCACTTTTTTTGAAGATGTTCATTTAGCATTTTAGGTTTTACTCCATTTCTTGGTTTTTTTTATTTATATAAATTAGCGTTTAGCTGTTCTAGAAATAGCATTGTAAACGGCTCGCACCGATGCATCTTCGAATTGTTGTTGATCGGCATCCTCTGCATCTTCTGCTATTTGTTCATTGATTAATTGTGTTGATGGTGGCGCAGATGGTTTCCCAGAGAAGAATCCTTCCCTAATATAACCAAGTTTCTTTTCGAATTTTTCATTATCACCATCGTACTCGATATTTTCAGCTAAGGTCTTGAATTTACTATAATTAATTGGAGACAACTCATCAGCCATTTGTTCGATGAGAGCGTCTTTTCTCATTGCCTTTACTTCTTCATGCATTTCAATGTTCTTGGATTCGGATGCATTAAGCTCCTCTTCCAAGCCATCGACCTTAGTTACGAGTTGTTCAATAACATCGTCCTCACCTTCTGGGAGTTCCAGGCGGTAGGTTTTGCATAATTCACCAAGGTCATTAATGAAGCTTTCAGTCAATTCGCTCTTCAGGCTGTGCTCAACGGCAACTTCATTTTCTTTCAGCCAATTATCAGCCACATAATCCAAATAGTTATCGACGTTTTCATTAAGTTCACTGGTCAGGCTTTCGATCTCTGATTTGAGCTGACCATCAAATTCTTCTTGCAAATCCGCGCGTTCAATTGCTACGCGAGTTTCAACTGCAGCCTCGAAGAGTGTTGTCATTTTTTCTTTTAGGTCTTCTGACAACTCTTCTCCATCGCCACCAAAAATTGTTTCCAATTCTTCGGAGTAAGCAGCCTTACCAGGGGTTGGTTTACCCTTGGCGTTAATTGATGCTGCATTCTTCGCTGCAGCCCCATCAGGAATCTTCTGTGGGAATTCTTTGTATGCAGCCATCGCCAGATCAAAGAATTTAACCATATCACCGCCGCTCATGCCGCTCATTGCGTTCATGAGAGTCTTCATCATCTCTGAATTTTTTGTCTTTGGTTTCAGCGTTGCTGCCGCTTCAGTACCGTTATCTTTGGTATCCATTTCATCAAGGCTCTCTTCCTCAGATGCCTCTTCAACTTCTTCCTCAACGGCCTCTAGCTCCTGCTCGATTTCTTCGTCGTGCAGAACCTCATCCTCTAGTCGTTCTTGTTCTTGTTTCGCCATCTTAGTAAAGTCCTTTTTTAGGGATATTTTGCATTTATTTATCAATTACTTCTTTTTAGATACCTCATTAAGGAAATGCTTAAAGATAGCGAGTTTTTGCTCCTCTAGTTTCCTCTTGGACATCTTCTTGACCGATTCTTTGATTACTTCAGCTTTCTTTGCGACCCATTCACCATTTTCAAATAGCCACTCGACACCTTCCATGATGCCATTAACAAAGGCATCTGGTGCGCTCGGGTCGCTCACAATGTCTGCAGCCGTAACTAACTTGAAATCGTTCTGCACTTCCAGCAGGCCGTTATCGAGCTTTTTAAGTGAGCCCAACCCTCTGGATGACATACCTAGTTGACCACCAGATTCCACAATGCCCTTGGCGATATTACCCATTGGCGTATCCATAATCTTGGCGCGACCAATGATGTCATTTCCTTCGGGGCGTAAACTTTCGATGAGGTGGGAGATGCGGTCCAGATTAATCTGCGGGCCATTAGGGTGACCTAATTCACCATAGGCGCGATTGTTGCTGACCTTTTCTTTGATGTAGCGATTAGTTTCTTTAATCAGAGTTTCCATAGGGTAGACACGGCCATTCTTATTGGGCTTAGATTGCATAAAAATGCCTTCCAAGAACATGTACTTCTTGCCATCCCTCTCCTCGGTAACAAACCGCGCTTCCTGTATGTCTTCTCTAATTAGTTTCATCCGATTTCTTTCTTAAACTCTAGCATTAGGTATGAATCTCCAGCCCCTACTAGTGTGAACCAAACATTTTCTCCATCATCATGTAGAGTTAGCGCCGCGCCGTTGCCTGCGTAGTCAATCCATGCTGATGAGTCATATACACCAACAACCGTATTAACCGTGTCATTACCCCGTTCAACTACCCAGTAATCGCCTGTGCCGGATGATGATCCACACCAAACCTGTTTGATAGGTGCTCTGGATACAACCTCACCGGAGGAAGCCAAATTACTGGTGACATCATCCCCAGTACAAACGAGTGTGTTGCTGCCGCTGACATGCACAAGTACTGAATTGTTTGCTGCATTCTTAATGTAGTTAATTGTCACTAGCCAATTTCCTTCTTGATTTCCATCATCAGATACGATGATGCAGCATCACAAGCAGTAGCAGTGCAATAAATGAATTCACCTGCGCTTTCTAGAGAAAGACTTGCGCCGCTACCGGCAAAATCCATCCATGCAGTAGAATCAAAAACACCAACAACAGAGTTGGCACCCGCATCACCTCGTGTTACAGTCCAATATGCGGAGTTTCCTGATGGAGACCCAAAAAAGACTTGTTTGATAGTGGCTCTAGTAACAATCTCACCATTAGAAGCCAGATCACTAACAGAATCATTTCCTGTACAGTTGATCTGTCCTGTACCAGTGAAATGGACAATCACTGAATTGTTTGGTGATTTTCGTATAATATTGACTGCCATTATTTTTTCCCGTTAAATGCTGTTCCGTGCTGACCAGCCTCGGTCTTATGGAATGTTTTTAAATCCTTTACCAACTCTGGTCCGTATTGCAGTTTGATATCCTTATAGGCGCGTCTCTGTGCAGATCGGATATCCTTGGCTGTTTTGGCGTGCTTCATATATGTCTTGGCGTATTTTACGCGCACGGTATTCAGGTCTTTTTCTTCTAGAGGTTCGTCCTCGATCTCTACGGAGTTATGTAATTTGTTCCAGTTATTCTGACGTTTTAGTTTATCGGCATTACTAAGCTCAGGAGTACCAACGGTGTTGTGTAGTCTGCGAGCATGTTGAATAGCTAGTTGAGTATCAAAGTTACCGGCCTTGCCACTTCTGATATGATCGATGGTCCGTTGTAAGTGATCTATAAGAATATCATGATCTTGGGATTCCCAATTCTTATAGTCACTCGCCAATTTTCCCAGGCTTACTTCTCCTAAAACCTCCTTTAGACTCTTCTTTTTCTTCTTGGTGTCACCACACTTCTCTTCTAGTGGTGCGCCTTCTGGAGCTTGTGTGGAGTTAACTTCAACCCCGCGCCGCCGGGCGCGTTCCAGAGCATTACCGTGGTTCTTGACCTTACGTTGGGCTTTATCCATCCGCTTATCATCAAACTCGTTTTTGCCTTCCATATCCCTGCGATGCTTCAGCATCGTAATCATGGCATCTTGTTTGTTCTTGTCCTTCTTGGCGGACTTAACAACATCAGCTAGTTTGGATAGAGAGACTTCAAGCTGTAATTCTTCTGCCTTATAATCAGCGAATTCTTGTTTGTTCTTATTCCAGCGCAGCCCTAATTTTCTTTCTCTAGCGGCAACTAAACCTTTTGTTCTCTTACTCCATGTCTTGTCAGCATCCTTGGTGTTCTTACCAAGGGTCTTTCCCCGGCTATCTAATGCCTTATCGGTGTAGGAATCGAGAGTTTTAGTTTTAAGCTCATCAATCTGCTCTTCATCACCATTCATTAATACCCCACCCGAACGAACCCCACGGACAGGCCGCCGTGCGCTGCTCGGCTTTTTATCAGCAGTAGTATGTATTTTGGGGGCCTTATTTTCTTTGGCCTTTGCATCAATTTCTGCTTGTTTTTTACGCTGGTCTTCATCCCGCTTGTCATACATATCATCTATACTATCGATGCGCCCCGGAGTTTTATAACGTATACTCTCATTGGTTGGCGCACCACTTATTTCGCGTTCAAGCTTTTCTATTTTTCTATTGATAGCTACACGTTTCATTTTTACATGAGATGAATTGCCACCAAAGCTTTTTTGATACGCCTTTAGAGAATCAATCTGTTTTTGTTTTTTCTCATCCTCATCAATCTGTTCTGCACTCTCATACACGCCGCGATCCTCACCAGGGTTATACCCATGATTGGATTTCTTACGGTTATAGAATTTAATGTTGGAGGCATTAAATAGTTTGTCATCCTTAGCCGGATCGGACTTCCTTACTTTCTGAATGAGGTGCTTCAGATAGAATCGAAGTTCATCTTCCGATTTGGGATACCAGCCTGTTTCGGAGGTCTTCCCCTGGTCCATTATTGCTTACCTTTTATTTTTAGAGCAGGTTTCTTATCCTTCTCTTTTTCTTCTCTTATGGCGCGCTTTTCTATTCTCTTACCCGGAGGCAAATTGTAGTAAGAACTAGGCATGGCGTCTGTTCCGTGCGAATCTCCGTTGCTCTTCCTTCTCTTTCCAGTCGGCGGTATCACCATCGCCTCTCTGGCGGCCCTTTAGAAGGGAATGGATTTTCTTGGACTCGCCTTTACCAACACGATCTTTCTTGATCTGCTTATCCACGGCATCTTTGTTGTAACCAGCCTCGGCTAGTTGCTCTTCTTCTTTGGATAGGCGATCAACGGCTTTGTCAAAACCCTTTTGTCGTTTCTTTAGAGCATGAGAAGCTTTTTTAGCCGCGTCTTTATTAGGTTTTTCTCCAGAAATTGGGTCATATTTATTCCATGCTGCCTTAGCGTTATGTTGGGCATCAACATTTTTACGCACATATCGTCCGAGTTTCTTCTTGGAAATCTCGTCTAGTTGCTCATCTTCCTCATCATCGGACTCCTCTTCGGTATCAAAGAGTTTCCCGGACACAACTTCTTCATGAGCTTTGAGCTTTTCGCGCAATTTCTCAACCATCAGTTCGTCAAAGATTTCACGGAATTCGGCAGGCTTCTGATCAATGACCGCCTCCAATAGATTTTCTAAATTCTTGGACATTCTAATATCCTTATTTTAATTGTTGTATTACGTCGTATTTATCAAACTAGTCATTTAATGCTAGGAAATCATTCTTCTTGAGTAGTTTGTCCTTGACCTGCTCGCCAACTGAACCAGATGTATTGATGTTGGATAGCAGGACATCCCAGACAGCGGCTGCAATAGCGCTAGAATCATCCAGACCATCGATCTTGGCCAATTGGTCTTTGACATACACCCCAATAGAACCACTGGTAATGATGTTGACCAGGAGCCGATCCCAGACAGCAGCAGAGATACCTGTGAGATCGCCCGGCCCGAGGCTCGCCTGAGCAGTCACAACGTCCACTAGGTTTGAACGGGTAGAACTAAAGGTAACCATCCATTCGCCATCAGGGGGGATGAATGGGTCTCCTCCGGGCTCTCTGGTGTAGAGGTTACCATCCACGACCAATTCGTGGTCTCCCTCCCAGGTTTTCACTCGCCAACCATTTTCCAGGAAGTAGGTGATGCCAACCTTACTCGTATCGGTAATGGGGTCACCACCAATAGCAGACAGGGCCTGATCGAATTTGGAATTATCTAGCTGGAATAACCATTCTTTCCAGCCGGAATAGATGTCTTCTTGAACGTCCAGAGAAGTCACGTCATTATTCACCTTGATCAGTTTATTGGGACCATCGAAATGTACTTTTTGTCCATTAACTGCAAACTGACCGGGTGCTAATTCATATGCTGGGTTGTATGGTTCCCAACTCCATTGGGTTCCGTAATTAAATGTTAAATTGGGCATTAACCGTAACCAGACTTGAATTCCTTCATTTGATAGTGAACTCTCACATCACAATTCGTGGCCACCCCATCGAGGCGCGTGGCCACAACAGTAACGACATAAGGATCGCCATTCGCATAAGATTTGTATGAGAAGTGTTGTAGAGACTGGCCCTTTATTTCATGGGCTCTGAATCCCTTGACAACAGCGAAACCAGTCAGGGTACCTGCAACAGATAATGATCCTGATGTATCATACTCAAAATTAGATGTGCCCCATTGGGTCCAGGAGGCTCCTGAGAGGGTAGAACCCAGATAGTAATCTAGTTGGATCGTGGCATCATTTGCGCCCTCGGTCGCCATATAGACCACTTCCAGGGGTAGGAATGTATCATGAGTATTTGCCGTGGTCCTGAATGAATGAACGTAAATGTCTGCCGTGGTATTCACCGAAACGCTGGACATAGGAACCAACAGGTTATTACCATACTGACTAGGACTTGATAGCAATTGTTCTGTATGAACGCCTGAGCAAACCACACGCATCTCAGATGATGAACCGGTTGCACCACCACTGTTATCCTGACGGAAACAGATTGGAAGGTTTGCTGACTTCATGTATGGACCGGCAACCATGTTGCCATAGGTTTCCTCATGAACAGTGATGCGTTCACCACCGGCATAGATACCCCACCGAACCGTACCGGCACCAAGCCAGGAGAAATCGATCCAGTAGAGGTTCAGGTTCGTCACATCCAGATTGATCTGGGAGGCATTGTTGAATCCTTTGGTCCCATCAACAGTATCTATATTCCAATCTGCCTGATCGATTACATCATCAACAGCTGTGCCTGTAATATTTGAGCGCCGAACAACGGATAGGGTTGTACCAGACAACCTAAAGAAGACACCATTTAGCTCGTTGAAATATCCCCATTCTCGAACCAAATTGTTTTTACCAGAATCGCCAGCATACATCGTTAAAAGAATTGTGGTGGCAATACCAGGGAAATATGGATGATATAGATTGGAGGTAAAATCAGCTGATGAATCAGCTGATGTTGTTGTGGAAAGGAGCGCACACCCAGCGGTATCATCATGTGTGACCGTACCACCCGTGGCGGTTGTTGGCGTCATATACCCAGGGAGTAGATCAGAGGTGAAAATATAGTCACCAATAACATAGCTCTGTGAGGTTCTGAGTTTACCAAAGGCATCGAGTTGTGCAGGGCCTTCTGTAAAGCGCATATGCGCCGCCCCGAATCGATCCACCTTCTGACCATACTGGTCATTATCTTCGGATACAACAATGTTCTTATTGGTATAGAGATCGTGCGAGCCAGCGGCTACTGCAGTGGCATAGGTGACTGCCGAGACCTGTATGTTTTCACCATCGGTT